TCTCTAACAAAACCTGAGCTGATGGGATCAGTTACGCTGACGTTGTCTCGTACGTACAAGAATGTATCTTTGTACAAGTTGTTTTCAAATACAATATCGCCAACGTTGTTAAGATTCAAATACTGCAATGGAAATTGCAAAATAGGATCAAGTAATGTGGTATCACCAACGGCGTAACTAAACAACTTTGACCCTGCAAATGTACTTGACGGGTAAGTTACTAGATTGCCAAAACTTATGCCATCAGCATCGTAAACATTAAACAACGGTGCCTGTTGAATGGCTGTCTTGAGTTGCGATTGAATCCAGTCAACGCCGTCGTACCAAAAAGTTATGCCTGTCTGAGTATCGCCTTTGAGACACACTGTTGACTGATCTACTAGAACTTCTCCATCAGTAGCCAATGTTAAGTTGATGACGTCTGGTCCAGGTACTGCTGGTTCAATAAAGTTTACCACCCAAATTTTGTTACGCACGTTGGCATCAACATCGGCAGCAAAAATTACTCGGCTGCCGTTTGCTACAGCATATCCATCGATGGTATAACTGGTTGTGCCTTCAACATTGCTGAATGCATCAGTTTCTTCAAAATCAATGACATCAATTGGTTGTTTGCCTTCTGTGCCCATGTTGTACAATCGAGTACCCGGGCGGAATTGTATAATAGGTCTCTTGGCTCTGTACTGATTGTCAATGGTGATATCAGTATTGTTGTATTCTGCTGTGGCATTGATAACATCAATGTGGAACCAGCGGTTACTACGAGTCCATGCATTCAAGTCCTTGCTGGCACGATCAATTGTTAGGTAATCCAGCTCTTCAGGAATTGGAAGACTGCTGTCGTTATTGGTCACAACATAAGTTTCTGGCGTGATAAAATTAGTTTCAGGTAGTAACTCGATAGCCACACCGACACCACTAACATAGTATTCTTTATTGATATAACTGGCAGGCTCAACATCTCCACGGAATATGACTTTGAGTCCGTTGGTAAATGTAACACCGTTGGGGGAAGTATATGTAGTCTTGCCCAGTATTTCGTCAATGTATAATGTAGAACTTTGTGTTTGTTCAATCAATCTAATACGACCAAAAATTTCTGGGTCTGTACCGTCTTGATAATACAGGGTATCTTGCAGTGCACTCAACAAAGGTACTTGACGGAATATACCTGCATCGTTTTTAAACCAATAGGTGCTAGCGTATGTTGTTCCGTATAAAATCTGAAACTTTTCTAGTTCGCCAATGGACGCTACACTGTTCAATTGAATATATGTAAATCCATTGTTGGTCACATAACTGATTTGCCAAATGCTAAAACGCTCGCTAACCGGTACTTCTGTTTGTTGTGCATAAAGCAAGCTGTCAAAGCTACCTGGCAATCCATTGTTAGCTGATGACTGAGCCAATGGATCAAAGAATGTGGTTCTATACCAGCCACCCGCCTCAGGGTCTATTGTGGGATTTTCAAATATCAAGGTGCGACCATTGAGTTCTGATATGCCATCAATGCCACCATATGTAGCTAAAAAGTTGTCTACAGTAATGTTGTTGATTTGATCAAACTTGAGATCAGTGATCAAGTCAACTGCGCCATTGTTGTAGGAAATTAACGGCAACCCATAATAAAAACTCTGTGCTGTTTTTGTAGGTACGTTGAAAGTAATAGTACCAAGGTCTTCACCGTTGTTGGTTACACCAAATACATCACGTGAACTGATGTTTGGAGTAGTTGGTATTTTTCCGTCAACACCAGGTGCTGTTTGAATCCAGAACCCCGGGCCAGTACCTGGCACACCATCAACAATGTTGATCTGACCTTTGAGGTTGGTCTGTGTTGTGGTAGAATAGTATAGCGTATCTGGAGCATCTTGTGGTACTACAAATATAACTTGGCCTGTGATTGCACCATTGTTGGTCACACCCGAGCTGTAGATGTTATTCAGTCCTGTGCTGGGCGCAGATTTAATATAAAAAGGATACGGAGCATTCAGATTCATGGTAAACACATAGGTGTTACCACGAGCCAACGTCAATGTAGGATTGTTAGCAAAGTCAATAACAAATGCACTGTTTCCAGCATTGCTTACACCATAATTTACTGTTTCTTTGGCGTTTTGCGCAACATCAAAAGTGTAACTGCCGCCACGCACTAGATCAACGGTGGGATTGGTACCTTGCAAGCCAGAGAATGTGTACACACCATTGGCACGAGTGACAGTGAAATTGTCTGTGGCAGGGACGCCTGTGGCAGCCACATCTACTGCATCAGGACCGTTGGGCAACCAGAAGTACTGACTGAAGTTAATGAATTCGTCCCAGGAGATGAACGGATCCCAGGTGTAATATTGGCTTTCAAACAGACGATCAGGTTTGGTAGCATTGCCACCTTGGTAGCTGATACTATCTAACAATCCTGGGTAAGTGATTGCATCTTTGATAATGTCTGTGTCTGGTTCAAGACTAATGATACCAGCTTCCAGTTGATAATCAGCACGAACCTTGGTTGGCTCTACAACATATTTTTCGTTGGGGTTCACACCTGGACCCACAGTACGACCAATAAAACCTTGAGTCTTTTTAAACTTGGGTTCTTGTATCAACTGATCCAGCGTGGCCGCCAAGAACTGTTTGTTTACATCGGTCTGAAAAATTTCAGGTAAAAAATCTACGCTTCGTACTTTTGCCATTAAATGACTCCACTGCCTGGTGCTGTTCTAAGATTGGTGCTGGTCAAGGCTTCAATCACATCTATATTAGTTATGTCTGCTGCATTCACAAAAATTTCGTTAGGTTCAGATCTAATCTCATACAAGTCGCCAAAACTCTTTTGTGTGTCTAGTGGTACCAACACCACCGAGCTGATGATTGTGCCTAGCTGACTGTGCAGGTATGCTGCCAGTTCAGAGAAGTAGAACGTGTCACCAAAATTCCATTTGTCAATTGAAAAATAGTTATTCATCTCTGCCACCACTGAACTCTTGATTTCACTAGTGGATGCTGTTGATCCTTGTGCGCGAATCACTTTGATTGTGGCTCGCAATTGTTGCGCTGCCTTGGCGCCAAACAACGGCTTGAAGTTTACAGAATTCAACACAATGTTGTCTGAAATCATCTTGTAGTCGTCAAGTCCTTGATAGGCTGTGCTGAGTTCATCAATTGTGGGCACACTTGGTTCAACCACAGTGCCTGTTGTGTCACGTATCCAGTTTTGATAAGCAGTGTAATAACTTTGTGTGACCACATACAAGTCAATAATGTTGGTGGTGCCTGGGTCAATACGATTGGTCAGCGGTGAGTTGTGACGATACTGGAAGTACAGAGATTGGCGGCCATTGCGAGCAATCCATCCAGACTGTTCAACCAAAGTGCGCACGTTGTTTACGTTAATGCTCAACAGATAGAATTTTTTATCAGTGTAAGCATAAAATATCTGTCCTGGTGACCACTCGGTCTTAACCAACTCAATGGCGTCAAGTGTAGCGTAGTCAGCGTTTACAACGCCAGGTTCGGCCAACAAGTAACGTTGCAAGTTGTCAAAGTCTACAGTTTGCTGCAAGAAAATCCAAGGAGAACTTGCGCTAGGAGTAGCAGGCACTGTGCCTACAATAGTATCAAAGAAATCTGGATCATCGGGTACGCCGTCGTTGTCACTGTCACGATAACTGACCAGCACTTGGAAGTCATCAACATATCCGTCGCTCTCAACAGGCTGACCAATAATGTTCATTACTACGTCGCCTTGCAATGGCGAAGACGAATCAGGCTGCGAATTCATAGCCAACACGTTGATGAAGTCTTTGATGATGGTACCAGTTCTGCTGTCATAGATCAACTGATTGTCATAGAAGAAGAATCGTGTCTGCAATACTGAACCAAACGAATAGGCTAGGCCACGGAAAGTCACTGTGTAGTTTTGATTTTCAACTACAAACTGTACCAACCAACTGGCGTCGTCGTTGCCACCAGATTGATCGCCTGCATTGGTTTGGCTCCAGGTAGCTGGATTAGTAGATGAATATGCATCTAAATTTTGTTGCGTTATCAGGTACCAGGTACCTGCTGGAATAGTAGCACCTTGTGGCGTGGTAATGGTGGTGTTGGCATAGCCCAGACCAAAGTTACGGAACAGTTCAATTTGTTCAGCCATCTGTTGTTCAAGACTCACTGGTAAGTCTGTAGTAAACAACGGAATAATAGTATTGACTACTGCACCTGTAGGCACAAAGTTATTGATAGTAACAGGTCCTGCCCCACTCAACAGGTTGCCTTGTCCGCCGTTGTATCCATCGCCGATGATGGCTTGTGGTGCAGCCCAGATAGAAGTTTTTTCATCTGGTTTGGTTGGAGTGCCTGGTTGCAACTTGTTATTTTTGTCAAAGTAATAAGCTATGCCGTTGATGGTAGGAGCGACAAACTCAATCAAGCTACCTACTTGTACATATCGAAAATCTGTAGTGGTACTTGACCCAACAGGGATGGCATTACCTGCAGAATTTTTAAAATAACCTGTAGTCTCGTTGGACAAGGTTGTTGACTGCTGCCATGTACTACCAGCGGTTGCACCTGTATTGATAGTGTCAATACGTGGAAAGTTGGCATAGTAAAACTGCTTCATGGTATCTTCGCCTAGTGCAGGTTGCGCTTGGTTTGTGATAAAATCGGCAATTTCATTGCGGTTGATCCAGGAGAACAAAATGGTAGGCAGAATGTTTTCTTCCCATAGTGCACCATCGCTAGAGAAAGTATTGGTTGATGAATACTTGCCTGTGTTGTCCACAAGATCCAAATAACGACTGGTGCCAATTGAACTGCGGTTCAAGGCTTTGGATTTAATAATTGAATTGTATGCAGTGTATGGGAACAGGTTGTAGTCTTCGCCATTGACCATACGGTTCTGTGTGTAATATCTAGCAGGGGCACGTTGTTTGATTTGATCAATAGTTTCACGTGCTTGTGCGTTGCTTACAGGTTGTGTGATACCACAAGTGAATGTGATAGTCTGCAAGTTACCATTGCGATCAGTATAGCTGATAGGCAACGTAACGTTTTGCATTTCTTCAGGATTGATAATGTATTGCAATCCATTACTTGCGCGAGTGTAACAACGGAAAATGCCCACAGGAATTTCACTAAACACACCATCACCAAACACCAGAGTGATCTGATCATTGGCGCGGCTAGTGGTAGAATAAATTGGGCGCAATTCAACTTGCTGTTCTGCGGCTGCAGTGTACACGCTTTCTACATAGTCCCACTCGCGATTGATGTTGCCCACATTGTCTAGTTCAAACAACCAACGGTCTTCGTTGTTGACTCCTTCAACGTTGATGTTAACTGTGCGATTGCTGATACGTTCAGCCAAATTAAAGTCAGTGTTTTGCAAAGTACCTTGTTTGAATGCAAAAAAGTAGCCAGTGTTGGCGCTGGAAAAACCCAACTGGTCATTGCGGTACAAAATATTAAACGGTGCATTGGGCACAGGACTTGGTTCATACAAATAATCACGTCCTACACTGGTAGAAGTGATTGCTTCAAATGGCATGTTTACCCCGTCAACTGTAGCGGTATAAGGAATCACGGGCAAGAAGCCAGGAATTAAATTTAATGCGTATTCATCAGTACGTATACCCAATAAGGTTTGACGATTGGCTGGTCGTCCCACTCGTTGTGTGTCAACCATGGCAGCATTGAGAATAGCAGTAAACTGTTCTTGCCAGTCTGGGTTTGTGGGATCGGCCCAATCCACAGTGACGTTGGCAAGATTGATGCCGTTATAGTCCACAACGTTTTCTGTTGTTGTGACATTGAATACTTTTAACAGGCCTTGAGCGGCTGTGTTGCGTTTGGGACTGTAGCTTACTAGGTTAGCAAGGCGCACAACTGAATCTCTACGTTCAGCAGTGTCCATGTAATTTTCACGAGTGTTAAGGTCAGTACGGAACGCAAGACTCTGTCCCATGAACGCAATAATGTCCAAGAGCGCAATAAATTCTGACGATTCAATGTAATCATTGAATGTTTCTGGATAATACAAGCGCAGATAGTCTACGAAACTCTTGCGCAGAGTCTCAAAGTCGTAGCTTTGAAAGTCTGCTTCTCTATACGTTTGATAGATCTGCTTCCAATCTTCTACGCCAAATATTGCTGTTTGTCTAGTGGTTGTTGCCATTGTTTTGTAACCTCAGAGTATTTATGGTTACTAAAAACGGCGTAGTTATACGTAGGTAGCTTTGCGCTGTTGTTGATCAAAAAAGATGCTGAGTATTTCAGCGTTTTGTGTAGGTACCACAGTGAGTTGCACTTCAATCAATATACCATTTTCTTGCGGATAACTTTGTACATCGCTGATGAATATTCTAGGATCTCCGCCTGCTACACGTTGTACTTCGGTATTGATTGCATTTTGTGTTTGAGTTGTTTGTGGCTCAAACACATAATCCCATAACACTGTGCCATATGCAGGACGCCCAGGCAGTTGTCCTTGTCGTATATTAAACGCATTCAACAGGTCTCGCTTGATTAGTTCAAAATCTGTCAGAGTGAACTTTTTGAACTGATTGATAGTGTTGAACCCAATGAATGTAGTCATGTTGATATTTATATGCTCTGTAGGTCAGCTTTGAACCGCTGAATGTTTGTTATGTCTTTGTCTATCAGTTCTATTAATAACTCAACATTGACTATGGCCTGATCAACTTTGGTAATAAATGTAGGCGACGTGCTGGTTGTTTTTAGGCTGCGCAAACTGTCCAACAGTGCGGTTGCTTCGCTCTTTAGGGCAGTTATTCTAGCTTCTCTTGCGTCCACAGTGTCAGAGTCTAGTGTTTCGCTAAAAATGTTATTGACCTTGGATTCAACTACCGCAATGGTCTGGCTGAGAGTTTTTAGTGCTAGTGCGGCTTTTTCATCAAACACATTGCCACTAAAATTCAGTTTTGGTATTTTTTCATTACCTACAACACGGCCCAGTGCGGCGTTCAATGTAGCTCGATTGACAGTGTTAGTTGATCCTGTGATTGACTTGATGTTTAGAGTTTCGTCGCCAATTTTTTCATCAACCAAATTAACTGCAAAAGAAGCATCCTTGGCCACTTGATCAAATCCAGCAGCAACGGTTGATGATATTTCAGCAGTTTGTCCTTTGGCCCAGGCCAATGTGTCTGTCACACTCTTGGCTGCATTTAGTGCCACACCGCTCAACAGTTGTGGGTTTAACTTGTCAGTAGGCAGTCCAAGTTGTTTGACTTGTTCCAGCCCGGTGGTCATGAGTCCTTGTTGTATTTTGTTCTGTGCCGCAGGATTTGTTAGCAAATTTTGCACTTCATTAATGCCGTCTTTGCCAGTCCATACTGACGGACTTTTGAGCACTGATGTCAATGAGTTTTGGCCAGTTGATAGATATTTGGCGGCAGTGCCCGGTTTGACGTATCCTGCCGTTTCTAGCTGTTTGGCATCTAATCCAAAATTGCCTAGTCCCACAGCATTGGTCAGCATGTCTGCTGGCTGCCCTGTTAGTTTACCAGCTTGTGCTAGAACTCCTGTTACTTGACTGGGAGTTATTGAACCAATGCTGGCCAATCCAGGTAACTGTTTTGCAAAGTCTCCAGGATTAATACCATTTGTCACTGGCAATTTTGTCAGTGCAGAGATTGCACCATTGGTAGCTTTGCTGACTACAGCTCCTAGACTGCTTATACCACCAACTAATTGTGCCTGAGCACCTGCTAGGCCAGCAGCCGCTTGAGTGGCAGCACTAAGAACATCACCTGCTTTGAAGCCAGTTAAGGCTCCTGTTTTAACTTGTTTTTCAAATATTGCTTGTGCTTGTTCTCTAGTGAATCCAGCAGGGCCGTCAATCACAAACTGTTTGGCAGTGCCTTCAGCATCGCTAGGAGATTTTACGTATTGACTTAAATTAAATGTGTAACTTGCCATGTTATTCTGCCCTTATTTCAACTCCAGCCGGTACAGGTTCAGCACCTGGAGGTGGGGTAGGCGTGCCTTCTTCCAGTGCAACTTTAACATCTACGCCTTCGTTATGATAACTGTAAGGCTCATGTGTTGGAGCACGGCTTACAATGCTTTCAAGTCCATCAGGCAAAGTTTGCCAACCAGTGCTGGTGTTAAACTCTGTGTCATCCATGACAGTTTTAACCAAAGGTCGTGGAGCGGTAACTTCTGCGGCACTGGGACCATTGAGATCAATCCCGCCTGCAGAAACTATTAGAGTGCTGCCGCCATTCCACGACCCATTACTGCTTTGCAAAGCCAACGAACCATCAGATTTCACTCCAATGTAACTTTTGCTGTAGAGTTTTAGGTTTTCTTGTGCTACAACAGTTAAATTCATTTCTGCTTCGAGCGTGATATTTTCTTTTGATTTGGCATTGATATTGCGGCCGGCATACATGTTGATATCACGATCAGCATGCAAATTGATGTCGCCTTGTGTTCGCACATTTACAGAATTGGTACTGAAAATATCCACAGTACCTTCCTGGCCTAGTTCTATCCAAGTTTGTCCGTTGGCATGTATAATATAGAAAAAGTCTCCAGAATCACTCATGGTGATCTGATGGCCTTTGGCTGATCTCAAACGGAACAAGGCATTGTCACCGTCGATATTGCCATCGTCCATGGTCAGTGTGTGCCCGCCCATGCGCCCAATTACTTTGACGTCTTGTGGACTGAGATCTCCAGACTCAATTTTTTTGCGGATATCATTAGGACTTGCGCCGCCTTGATACACAGCAATACCTGGTGTGCTGATACCAAACACAGCACTGGGACTTTCACGTTGGCTTGAACTACCAATGGGTCCTCGTTCAGGATCGTCTATCAAGCCTTGCTGAAACATGGCAGCAGCCAAAACACTATGCACAGGTTTAGGCTGATCAAAGAATCTGGGATTGTTAGCTACGCCAAGATTGCTGTCGTTGATTTCAGTAACAGGCGCTTGCGTGGCCTTGTCAAGATAAGTCAGTTGATTGACGTTGGTAGAATCTGATGGCACAAAGTTTGTGGCAGCACCAATTGCAGGGATCATGTGATTGATGCCTTGTTCGGGCACAACACCAATGTAGTATCCTTGATCTCGGTCACCGTTGATGAATATACAAACAACTGTGACGCCTACATCTGGAGGAGTAAACCACATGCCGTAGCTGTTTCTGTTGCCTGGATATGTGCCTGGGCCATTGCTGGTACCTGCTTTGGGAGTGGCACCATAAAAACTAGGCAAGTAATCCACAGTGGTCCACTTGGTGGTATCATTCATGTTACCATCATTGAAGTTGTTGATGAACACTTGCAATCGACCACTGCGTGTGGGATCAATGTTGTTCATTACTATGCCCAAGAACGGGCCGCCTTCAGAAGGAACACCACCACGATCAAGTTTGTAATTGCCCGGCCGGCCTCTACTGCGCTGTGTATTCTCTGACATTAAAAGTCTCTTTCAATTTGTTGGTTAGATGGTATGGTAACGCTGGTTGGGTCAAGTGTTACATCAAGTCCAATGTTGGTATTGGGATCAGCTTCGGTATTAAATGCTCCTTGCAATTCAGCATTGGCATCAAGCAATCCAGGTGCAGGCAAGTAATTGATACCAATATCTTGTCCGTCACTGGTAGGTGCAGACTGTTGTGCATTGTCTACAGCAGCATCACTGTTGGGCGGCGTACCAGGTGAATCATTATTTGGACGAGTATTATCAATTGCTGCTGGCGCTTGAGTTGTGCCTGCACCAGTGTTGGTATTAGGATCACCGGCAGAATCTGTAGGTCTGCCATTGGTTTGATCAGCTACCACATTTGACGGAGTTGTTGCTGTGTTCTTTAGATTTTCTGTTGGATAGTAGTACAACGATCCGTCAATGGTTTGTTCAAATCTACCCTGACGAAATTCAGACACACACTTGATGGCCTGATACACATAACTGTTGATAGGCTTTCTCTCTTTGTTGTTTTTGCCGTAGGGATCAGCAAGACCAGTTTTTAAATCATAGTCCTGTGGCTTTTGCCATTCTATAGCAAACATCACCTGCGACGAATCAAAGTTGATGGTACCGTCAGGCAAGAATCCGTTGGTGTCAAAACCAGCAATGTTTACGCCAGCTGCCACACTGCCTTGTTGTATCCAAGCAGGGTCTCCCACAATTTTTATCTTGCCCTTGGCCAAATCACTGGGACTGTATAGACTTTCGCCAGCATTGGCTCCAATTTCGTTGGCATCAGATTCAGCACCTGCACGGCTTTCTGAACTGGCAGCTTGGTAGGTGTACTTGGTCAACTCACGCATGCTGCTGGTGTATTTTTTTCTCAATCTATTTAAATTGTTGTCGCCTGGTTCTCTACCACTCATAGTCATGTTGTAGAGATGATTGAATGTGGCTTGATAATCAAGTACTCCAGAATTTTCGCCCGTGAACCAATAACGATATTGTTTGTGCAAACCTAAAAACTTTGGTATTGGATAGTACTTGCTGTTGAAGTTTTGTATAGGATAAACACTGATAATGTATCTAATCTTGTAAGCGTAGTCATTGCGCTTTTCGTCGTACTTGGTAGGAATAGCTTCCATGGTAATCAAATACCAGTACAAGGTTGTTTGTGCAGGAACTTTATTGTCGTTGGTATTCTCGTCAGCAGTTCCTGCATCATCTTTGGCAGGGTCTGGTAATGTTACTTCAGACTTTTGTACAGCAGCCTGATTATAGATAAAACTGCTGTTGCGAATGGTCAAGTCAATGGCCTGTAGTATCTGCTGACCTGCAGTGATGTTGAAGTTTCTTACGTTGTTGTCTACTCGTTGACGTGCAGGATCTTTGCCTTTGGCATCTGTTGTGGCTGCTGCCGTCATTGGTGTAGATTTTTGATTTTTTACCTTGCCTGGCAACACAATAGTTGCTGATTTGATTTTGTCTGCACCATCAGCAAACACAATTTCGTATTCATCAGGATATTGATAAATGTTTTTTTCCACAAGCTCAGCTTGAAATTTATTCATAGCACCAATCAAGCCAGCTGTGATAGTTTTCTTAGGGGTAGGTGCTTGGTTAGCCTTAGCCGGTGTGGGCAATGCTGCACCGGTAGTTGAGTTTGTGCCACCACCAGCACTGTCAACTCGTCTTGGATCGTTGAACCCAGCGCCTCGACCACCGCCAGCCGCTGCATTTTGTCTAGTTAGACGAGCAGTTTCTGCATTGCTTTGATTATTACTAGCGGGTGTAGTAGTTGCGGCTGTGGTACTTGCTCCTGGATTGGCATTAGATGATGCTCCTGTGCCATACTTGGTTTCGCCGCCTAACAGTCCTTCCACCGTGGAGTCTGACAATTCTATGTCATAGGGTATCGATCCTCTAGCAGTGGTCCCGCCAATCTGCTGTCCAATTGGTCCACACTCAAAATCATAGCTAACCAACTTGTTGCTCACGCTCCAGTTGATTTTTTTGATAATAAAAGGAATAAATTTTTCACACACAGCATTAGGATCGCTAAGTCCGTCTGGCCCTGCAGCTCCTGGGCGCACTAATTTACCTGATTGATCATATCCATACCAACGCACTACCATGAGGTACTGTGCGGCTGTGTAGTTGATTGCCCCTGTGGCATCTTTGGGTGCAAAGTCTTGTACAGCTTCGTACAGTCGATCAAGCAAGGTAATACCCGAAGGTTCAATCACAGTGAACTTCATGTTTGTGACCATGTGGGCAGCACCTGTTTGTTTGCCAGGAAACTGATTGTCAATGGTCACACTATCAATGTAAAAGTCGTCAGGGAAAAAAGGACTACGTCCAGCATCTGCAGCAGTAGCGCCAGGAACGTTGCTGGATGGTGCAAATCCAATGCCTTCAGCTTCTAAGTCAGCTTGAGTGGCTTTTTGTGACGCACCTAGAGCACCTTGTGCACCACCAACATTGGTAGGGGCGCCGCCTGATTGAAACAGCAAATTGTATCCGTTGATTTTACGACGCTTGCTTGTTATTAGTTGTCGATACTGCTCAGGACTGGTTAGGTATACAGATACGTTATAGGTATAGCTGGCATAGCGGTCAAGTATGTTGGGCTGTGGCGCAATCAGTGTGGATTTATTGAATCCGTTGTTGATTTCTACTGTGGCAGCATCTGGACGTGGTGGTGGGCGATCATCGTTGGATACGTCTACTCCAGGAGTCACTGCGGCTTGCGCAGATACAGCACCGGGTGCAACTCTATTTCCATTATTAATTAAGTTTCCTGATTGGCCGTTGTTGACACTGTTGGCTGCCGCTGCTGCAGTAGATGTGCCAGGAACGGGCAGTGCTCCACCAGATACACCTTCGTATGTGGCTTGGGTGGTATTGAGAGTTTTTGTTGGCGCATCCACACCTTCGGCAGCTGGCCCAACATTGGAGGGTTCTGCGTTAGAAGGCGAAGTTGTAGCACTGGGAGTTGTTATACGTCCAGTTAGAGGATTGGCCTCCAATGGCGGCGGCTTGTTGGGATTGTTTACAGAATCGTCGTTGACTGTTTGCCCAGCAGTGGCAGGAGGAGTCGGTTGTATACTGTTTTCTTGTGCAACCGCAATTCTTAACTCACGTTTAAGTTGAGCTATTTGAGTTCTTAATTCTTCTCTTGTATTTAGAAGAGGACTATTAATATCGCCAGACGCTCTTGCGGCTGCTTGCACAGCATTAAACTCTGCCTGAAGTCTGGCAATTTCTGCTTCTAGTTCTGCAACAGTTCTTGCCATATGTTAGAACCCCAGTGTTTCTTTGAGTGTGTTCAGCTTGGGCAAGAATATTTTTACACCTGGCTTGAAATCCAAGGGAGGTGCTGTGAGTGTGTTGGGGTTGCGTTGATAGAATACCCACCACAAGTTTGAATCTTGGTACAAGTCAAATGCCAACAAATCAGGTCTATACTGATAGGTTTGATTAATGATGAATTCTAGGTCATCAGTTTCTTTAGGGATGGGTCGATTGACCATGACATCCAAAAAGAACTGACTGTACCCAGTTTGATAGTACGGACTTGTTGCTACATAATTTGCCATTACCAGAACCCTCCCTTGATCAGTGCACCTGATGCAAAATCTTTCATGTTGAACTGTGTACTTACTTGACTGCGAGTGTTGATTGGTAATAATGTAATACTGAGCTCAATCTTGGTAGGCACATAGGTAGCCTGCGCTAGATTATTGACATTTTGATTTATCATGCTTGGGCTTGGCGGTGTTGTAGTAGCACCTACTGGTGGTTTGGTCAGTGTTCCCAATAGTCGTGACAAACTGGGGTTGCCTGCTTCCGGCGCAATAGCACCTGTTCTTGCACGTTGTGTCAGCAGATTGGTTCCGTAGTTGTTGGGTGCACCGGCACGAATGTAATCTACGTCGTTGGGCAGGCTGTAACTAAACTGCGATACCACACACGGATGCTGATTGAATTGATACTGTCCCAGTCCACTGAGATAAGTCAATGGCGGCGGAGCTCCACGCAAGGCATCTTTGGCTCCATAGAACATTTTGGTTACGCTACGGAAAAAGTGAATTACTGCTAACAGGTAGTTGGCTTCTTGTGTGTCTTGTGCCGTGAATGTGGCGCGAATATTGATGTCATTCACACGACTGTTTTTGTAGAAGTAACCACGGAAATTGGAGTGTGTGAGGTCATACATTTCATAGTTGGCATTGTATGATGTTTCAATTGACGGAGTGTAGGGAAATATAACTCCGTCGGTTTCATACAACGGTGCTAGGATGGTTGATCCAGAACGATCTTTGTACAAATAATCTGCGTTGGGTGCCAGTTGCAACCGCACACGCCAATCTGATGAGGCAGGTTGTTTGTAACGTGCCTGCAGTGTGGCTTGACTTTTGGCACGTTCTCGTGCGGCTGCTTCTGCGGCAGCTTCTTGGTCGTTGATTTGATCTTGAATACCTGGAGTGGTGCCATCATCTTGCGGCAAACCTTCGTCATCACTTGAATTAACGTCTGTGGCTTCATATTGTTCAGCACCTTCGGCTGCGGCTCTTTCTATTTCAGCATCAACCTCTTCTGGGCTGAGTTCAACATCTTCGGCAGCATTGTTTTCAACAGCTCGATCAAGTTCGGCCTGAATTTCTTCTTCAGACAGTGCAGGATCATTGCGTGTGTCAATGTCAGCTTGTTCTATAGCCACTGCTTCATCTACACCGCCAAACTCATCAGACTGGCCGGTAAACAACCCAGGTTCAACGTCTGTGGCTTCCATAGCCAACTGTTCACGATTCGCTTCTTGCTCAAGTTCAAGACGACGTTGTTCAAACGGATCATCAGCGGCTGCTTGCTCATCGGCAGTTAACACAATCTCGTTGGCTGGTACTTCAGCTGCCAGTGCTGCTTCAAATCTTGCTTGTTCAAATGGGTCTGAGTTAGGATCAACATTTTCAGGATCAAATACCGATTCTTCAGGTTCAACAGCCGCTTCAGCACCGTCAAACAATGCCGCAGTTTCTTCTTCAGTTAATTCTGTGGCTGTGGCATCAACCTCAACAAAGTTATTAACCAGTCCTGGCTCAACACCGTCAAACAATGCGTTGGTTTCTTCTTCGGAAAGAATAGTCAACGTAATTTCTGCTTCGACTATAGGATCGTCAATGGTCTGCGCCAGTTCAGGATCATCA